GCGTTCATATTCCCACAGCTTCACAAGCTCCGTCATCGGATCAACGCCCAAATATACAGAAAGAACCATCTCAAATGAGATGGTATCGGGATCAAGTCCAGTAAATTCAGTAAGAGCATTCGTCAGGTGCCGCTGATGTTCGCTATATCGTGCGGACCCTGACCACTCTACTCTGTTAATGGTTTTTATCGTATTCGAGGACACCTGGAATATGATGTCCCCGAGGCATCCTACCTGCATTATATCGCCCCCAGTATGAAGCCATCGCCGTTAAATACCGGAAGGTACAGCACAACTACGGTATCATTTACGCGAGGCATCCAATAAGTTACGTTGGCTGCATGGTCATGTTCGCCGCTATTTTCGGTCGTACCGCCGCCGGATATGTCATGCGAGTGTTCACCATCGGGCTTGGTATAAACGCCCGCTCCATGGTGTTGCAACACGTACAGCCACCCCGATACCATATCCTTATCTTTGAATATTACACGGGCAGTGCGCTTGGCCGGATCCACGGAGCTGACCGTGCCTATCCGCACCAGGTTCCTTAAAATATTTTCGCTGTCCATCAGTATCCCTCCAATACATGACGCAGCCTGATCTGCGTAGTGTAGCCGGACTTGTCGATGGTATGTTTTGCTTGGCTGATAATATATTTACCGTCCCAGGCGCCCCAGCCGGATAACATCACCGTGACCCCAGCCACCAAATCAGGATTGCCGGGTAGAGTAAATGTCGCTGTATACTCATATTTGTTTTTTAAGCGCAGCATTTTATTTGCCAGAGCCTGAGCTTCTCCAATGCTGTTAACCTTGGCAGTTATTTCGAGGGTTTGATTATTCTTGTCCTTGGGATTGTAGTCCTCAGCATATGCAGTGGCTTGAATTGTTTCACCCGTTGCCGGATTGACATAGCTTACTCTGCATTTGGCATATTTCTTATCCGCTTCACCGGTCCGGAGCTTGTACTTCGTATATGTGCCAGAACCTCTTTTTATGGTGAAAACAGCAGGCTTTGCTTCATAGGTTGCCTGGTCGAACAGGATTATAATGTTGTTAGACACTTTAAGCGATATCCCGGCATTTTTGCATAGCTGCTGCAAAAATGCTATATCGCTCATCGTTACCTGTTCAACACGGGAATAGTACGGATCTGTGGCCGATTCATACATGCATGTCATACCATTGGCCGATGCTATTTCATTGGCGATACGTGACAGGGTATATGCTTCCCAGGCTTTGCTCTTTTTGGTCTGGCGGACTTGTGAACTAAAAGGCAGCGCGGTACCTTTAATCGAAATAGTGTAGGGTGGCCCATCGGCTTCAACGCTGTCAAGCTCAAATTGTCCGCAATCAAGTACCTTGTCCATGCCATCACCGTGCCAATTCTTTCTCACAATGGCCGCCTGGATCCGCAAGCCTTTTACAGCTGATCCGCTGCTCACAACACCGCTTTCAGTGGGGATAGCCTTTACCACCTGGTCAATTGCAAACCAGCCGAGATATCCCACATGTATAGGATAAGGCACACCGCTTTTGAGATTAAGCTGCGTAATGTTGCCTCTGTAATTGGTAACAGGCGCGCCAGGTGTTCCGGTTCCGTAACTGGAATATTGAGGCTGTCCATTCACTATGACAGCATCGCCGATGTTCCAATCTCCGGATATGGCCTCCGAGCTGTCAGCAGCAACCTTTGTAATATAGCTGGTGCTTATATATCCTGTCTGGCCGCTATATTTTATGGTCGCCCATCCTCTGGAAATAGAAATCACATTCACCTGTGTCCCGTAGGAAAGAGCTCCGATTTTTTTATAATTCGTTCCTGGACCGCTGCGCACGTTCAACCCGCTTTTGGCCGTAACTTTATACAATGACCCTCCGGATGGACTACCAGAAGCCGCAGCCTGTATAGCTACGTTCAGCCATTTTTCTAACCAGACAGCGTCCCGGTCTTCAATCAGGATCTGCAGATCGTCAGTTTCGTCCTCTTCGTTGTCGGTGTATGTCAATGAGATTAAATACTTCCGCAGGGATGCGGAAATGTTCACACCGTCAAAGTAGACTTCCGCATCCGTGCGTCTTGCTAAATCTTTATCGCTCATCCGCTCACCTGCTTCCATGGAGGCAGCGCAGCTGTATCAGTTGCTTCTTCCTCGACATCAGGCAGCACGAGTGTTATCCCTGCAGGGAAGATATAATACTCCCGGTATTCCGGATTGAGATTCATCAGCTTATCCGTATGAGCCACACTTCCCAGTTGTGTATGTGCTATGCTGTCCCACATATCGCCCTGTACAGTAGTATAGGTTCTGCTCATGCGTATGCCCTCCTCGCCGAGTCAATTCCAGCATCCTCAAGAACATCAAGGATATAATCTTTCAGATCGCTGGCAGCCTCTTTTAATACAGTCGCTATATCGGACGTGTTACCAACTCCTGAAATGCTGTAGGACGGAGATACGGTCAGGGTGATATGGTTGCCTCCGACACTTGGCCCGGGCTGCGCAGATACTGCTTCATTCCTTGCCAATGAGGGGAAGGCTTCAATACCGGCCATGCTTATTTCAGCCATAACTTTCGTCACTTCCGGTTCCAAAGCCCGGGTTTTATTGATGTAACCAGCCCATGTCATTTCTGCCTTTTGTTCCATTACGCGGGACGGGCTTCTTATTTCCAGCTGCGAATCAATGGCCGCTATTGCTGCTTGTGCCACACGCTTATAAGCTTCCTGGACGGTCGGCAACATATCAATTGCACCATCAGCAAAGCCTTGCATGGTCTGTTTAGCACTTTCTGCAGCATCCTTGCTGAGATTCATTTCAGCTATGGTAGCCTCCAGCTCTTGCTGGATATTATCCATCGAAGCCTTGAATTCCGTCTCAATCTCCGCGAGACTGCCGGCAGCGGTTTCCTGTTCCTGCTTCAGCTTTTGCCAGTTGGTAACCATCTTCCGCAGATCCGCATCACTGGCATTAGCCATACCGGCTATGGCATTTACGCTTTCTGCGCTGCCATCAGCAAAGCTGGCTATCATTTCATTAAGCCCTTCAATGTCCGCGCTGCGTTCCTTCAGCTTTTCAAGGTTTTCATTATACTTCTGCCAGTAGTTAATCTGGCTTTCAAGGTTTGAATTGATTTTTGATGCGCTTGTTGCAACAATATCAGCGGCCTCATCCCATAGGTTATACTGTCCGGATATACTATCCAGAGCAGCGTTATAGGCCTCTTCATAGGCAGCCGCTAATTCGTTCATCTCCTGCTTTACGGAGTTGATAACCTCACGGAAGTTTTCACCTGTTGCGGCCGCTTCCTCTTGAGATTTTTGGTATAACCGGAAGGCCTCTTCAAGCTCGGCTATCTTAGCCGCGTTTTCTTCATAAGCTGCAGTTGTTTCCTCAAGGGTCTTATTATATAGGTCGAGCTGCTCACGTGCAGCATCTAAGGCTTTACTTTCTTTTCTCGTTCCGAAAAACATTCCCCAGCCAGTAGTGTCATACTTGTAAAGCTCAACTGCATCAGACCAGGCCTTATATGCAAGATCATATTCTTCCTGTGCAAGCTTGGCATTGTACTCAGCTGCTTCTTTTGCGCTTTTAAGAGCTTCCTGTTGACCGACACGGTCAATATATTCCTGCCATTGAGCTTCAAGTTTTGCCTGAGCAGCTTGTGCCTCAGCAATAGCATATAGAGAATCAATGAATCCTTCTGAGGAATTGACAACATCATCATAGTTTAGTGCCAGCTCAGGTACCTGTTCATTTAAGGCTTCAATGATGGAAAGAATAGCTTGCTTATTTTCAGCTGCACTTTCAGTAGTGGAAGTTAATTCCTCCAATTTGCCAATTAGAGCCAGAATGCTTCGCTGCTCTTTTTCAATTTCTCCGGTTGACTCTTCATGGGAAGCGGTCATTTCGCTATAGCTTTTCATCAGCTCTTCATGAGCTGCCTTATAATCGCTAAGCTTTTGTTTCCCGGCTTCATATTCGGCCGTTAGGTCTTCAATCTCCCAGCGAAGCGCTTGCGCTTCATAGGAAGTTTCCCCGTATAACTCAACGGCCTTTTGATATTCCTCATTGAGTTCCTGAAGCCTATAATACTGTTCCCTGGAGGCAGCCGTTAATTCCCATGCTTCATCTGTTTGTCTCTTGCTGGCAGCAGTCAGCCCTGCAATAGCACCCGTCAAAGCGGCTAACCCGATGGTAGCACCCATTATGATATTCACACCCGGAATAGACGCAGCAAATAACTGTATCAATGGAATAGCTACCTTTGTAATTGCTACATAAGCAGAAAGAGCACCAATAGCAGCAAGAATCACTCCTGTAAAAGCCGTTACCGCTTTTACCAGCTCGGGGTTCCTTTCCACAAACTCCGTGACGCTGTTCAAAACATCCGTGGCAACACCGTACAAACCGCTGAGAGCAGGCGTAAAGTTGTCACCTATCGCAATTTTCAGGTTATTATACGCGTTCTGCATCATGGTGAGCTGGCTATGTGTAGTCGCGTACCTAAGTGCTGCCTCTTTCGTAAGCGCTGTATTCTCATTCCATGCTTGATTTGCCGTTTCAAGGGTACGGTTAAGGAGATCTCCGGAGTTTGCCAGTGACAAGACCATACGCTGCATGCGGGCCTCTGTTATGCCCAGTTCCGTAAGAGCAACTGTTGCGCTTTTGCCGTTTCTCTCCGTATCATTCAGGCCGACAACAAAAGCCTGCAGAGCTTTAACGGCGTTATTGCCCCATGCCCGCGTAAATTCCTCGGCTGTCATATTGGCGATGCTTGCAAACTCATCCAGATTCTCACCTGTTTCAACGGCAGTCATCAGGGTAGATATAAGCCTGCTCATGGCGGTTGAACCGGCTTCAGTTTCGATACCCAATGATGTTACGGCCGCTGCCAATGCCACCATGTCAGCTTCGGACATTCCCGCAAGGGAAGCGCTGGCTGCAATACCCTGGGCCATTTCTGTTATCTTCTGTTCGGTTGTGGCATAATTGTTACCCAGGGCGACTATGGCGCTTGCAAGATTGGAATAGTACGACGGATCCATCTGTGTGATATTCGCAAATTGCGCCAGCAAAGTCGCTCCCTCTTCGGCCGTCATGGTTGTGGCCGTCGCCAACATTGCCATGACAGTCGAGAAATCAAGCAGGTTTTCTTTTGCTATACCGAGCTGACCCGCCACTTCTCCAAGTCCTGCAAGCTCAGTCGTGGTTATCGGTATCTCAGTTGATAAGGACTTAATCTGTTCGCCCATTGCCAGCAGCTCTTCATCGCTTAAGTCGGTTGTTTTTGCCACACCGGTCATGGCCGATTCAAATTCCATAGACGCTTCTGCACATATGGAGAAATACTCGGCCATTTCCTTCAGCATTGCAACAATGCCGGCTGCTGCCAATGCTTGACTAACAGTACCAATAGCAGCGGAGGCTTTGGCACCAAAGTTGTTAGCCTGATCCGCAGCCTCCTCCTGCTTTTTCCTAAGTTCATCAATCTGATTCCCAAGCCTTGTGGTTTCACCTGTGAGATTTGAGACGTCAACGCCGGCATCTATCAGGGCGCGGCGCATGTCCTCCAGCTTTTTCGTTTGATTCGCCAGGGAAGCAGAAGTCCTATCAATCTGTTGTTGCTTCGACAGTAGCCTATTTTCAAGAGTAGCAGAAAAAGTACCGGTTTCGGCTATCTCACGCTGAATATTATCATATTGCTGCTTAAGCACTTCGAGCTTTTTCTGAGTAGCCTCAACCGCGCTCTGCTGTTTCTGATATGCGGATATATCCGACTGTGTTTTGCTGAGGGCCGCTATTTCTTTCTGCATGGAAGCAATTGCGTTCTGTGCAGTCTTAAAGGTGCTGTTATAGCTGCCGCCTAACTGGGCATTCAGCTGAAATAGCATTTCATATTCTTTTCTGCTTGCCATGATGGCCCTCCTTTCGGTTATTTATTTGCCTGTTTCATCTCTTC